TTATATTATTATAAAATAGTATCATCAACGAAAATATATAATATACATCTATAACAAAAATTTAATTTCATATGCAAGCATTGAGAAACACGTTGACGGCAGGGTTAAACAGTAAATGGTACATTGTTTTTGCTTTAATGGTTGCGATTTATTTATTAATATGGTTGAGTCGAAATTTTGGTCCTAAGCCAATGCACAAACGAGAAGGCTTTTCCAGCAACCAATCAAAACAGTTTGAAACAAAACGAGGAGATGCAATATACGATGATTTTTATGCCGATGTTTATGACGAACTATTTTTTCAACCTAACAAATTGGATTACGAAGTTTCAACCATTATTAAACAAGCTGATTTGGCTCCAAACGGGTCGCATGTATTAGATATTGGTAGCGGAAGAGGACATTTTGTGGACAAAATGAAAGAAGACGGATTCAAAGCTACAGGCCTAGAAAAATCAAAAGCCATGATCGACGTAAATAAACGCATATATCCCGAAAGTGAAGTCAAACATGGCGATGCGATGGATTCAATGATGTTTCCGCCTGAAAAGTTCACGGTCATTACATGTTTAACGTTTACCATATATTATATGCCAGACAAACGCCAATTTTTTGACAATTGTTTTCAATGGTTGGCTCCCGGTGGATATTTGGTAGTACATTTGGTCGATCGTGAAAAGTTTGATCCAATGGTACCTGCTGGAAAACCATTTTTTCTTGTTTCTCCACAAAGTCAAGCTAAAAAACGTATTAATACCAGTTCTGTAAAGTTTGAAACGTTTCAATACAAGTCAGAGTTTCATCTTAAAACAGACAACGATGGAATTTTGACCGAAACATTTACGGATGATGAATCTGGAAAAGTTCGTCAAAACATTCACGAGTATGATATGCCTCATCATAAAACGATCGTGAAAATAGCAAAAGAAACGGGATTTATTGTAAATGCTCACGTGGACCTAGTAAGTACAATGAATGAGTATCAATATTTGTACTTTTTCAAAAAACCAAACTGATCCCGACCTACCCCTAGTTATACAACTTGCTATTTTCTACATTTCTAGTAATTTCCTTGATAAACTTATCGGTATCTAGAAGTTCGTCAACATTTTCTTCCCACTTCATTCGATACTTGAACAAAAATCCGACAAGTCCTGCCATTGTAATGTTTTTACTTTGTATGCATTTATAGAAGGCTTCGAAACTTTTGTCAATTTGTTCTACTGTTTCGCCAGTTTTTTTCATCATGTCAGTAAATAAATTATGAATATCTGTTTTTTTAGGATAGTTCATGTGGATGATCATGTCTGTTCTGCCTTGACGTAACAGGGCATGGTCCAAATTTTCAGGATGATTCGTTGTTATGAATGAAATAAGCCCCTTTCGATAACAAACACCGTCTAACAAATTAAGCAAGTTACTAAATGTAAAAAATTTATTATCTTGTGTTCCTGTACGTTTCTCAAATAAGCAATCAATATCTTCAATGAGTAAGAGCGACTTTGATGGTATGTCGCGAAATGCAATCAACGCAACGCTGTTGTCAATATCATGATTGATTGAGAAAATACATAGGTTGTATCCAATTTCTTTACATAGCGCTTTGACAATACTTGTTTTTCCACTGCCTGGTATTCCGGTCAACAAGTAGTTTTTTTTGTACGGTATTCCAAACTCGTCATATTCCTTTTCACTTTCAATAAACTCTAATATATCCTTACGGATCTTAGACTTCATTTTAGTGTCGAAATATACAGTTTTTAATGTTCTCGACGGAATTTTATTGTACCGTATCCACTCGCCATATTTATTCATTATAAAGACATGGAGTTTTTTATCATCTAGTTCGTTTAGTTCTCCATATCGATCGGACTCTACAAAAAATTCATGGAAATCCTTGCACGAATTTGCCAGTACTTTCAGCACTTCATATTTTTCAGGATTGTCTTGAGTTCCTACCGTCTTCGTTTCCTGCGTATATATTATCGTAAAAACAACACCAGGCTTGTATTCATATTTATATGTTCCATATCCAAGTACCATATATGCGGTATCTTCTCCGTCATATTTGTAAGGACGCCTTAATACTTTAAACTGGATATCGGTAGAGTCATCTATTTTTTTATCAACCGGGCGTAATCGTTCAATCGTGTTATACATAAATGACAATATTTGATTAATAACGCATTTTGCTTCTACTACGTATTCATACTCTCCCGTTGGAACCAGTGTCAAGTCTATTTTTATTTTTTTAGGGACAGCTTCTTCTTCTCTGTCATTGTGAGGTTTCTCTACTTCAGAGGATTCGGGTTCAACCGCTTCGGGTTCAGGCTTCAGACTCATGGTTTGCGATTATATAGTTACTCTACAATATGAATATTTGTATTTAAGTACATTATTCATATTGTATTTTTACATTGACTTTTACGTAGTTATCACTTGCTGAACACAGGTGCTGGAACCGTTTTTGTACTGTAAAAAAGATCAATCGGACTGACCACGTTCGTAATATAGTGAAGCACATCTGAGAACGTAATCTTGCTACTCGGAACTGGGTTACTCGTATTATCAGCATCTGATGACGCAACTGCCTTTTGAGATGCAGCATATGATTTTCTAGCACGGTATATATCATTATGGATTCCGTGTATTATAGCTTTCACATATTTATTACCACATAACGCGTGAGACGCAGTTTTTAAAATAATACAGTCTATGTAGATTTTGTGTAAAAATTTAGCAAATTCGCATATACGGTCGTTGAATTTCGCGAATGACTCAGTATCCTCTGGAAAAAGTGACAAATGATGTTTGATTTCTCGAGATCGTCTCAAACTACAGTACATATAAAATAGCCTGGCATCTCCATCTATAGGCGTTTTTTTCGCATTTTCGTATGCTGGATTCCGGAGTTTGAAACTCCATCCAGAGTGCCTGGAACTGTGAAACATGACGCCCATCACCCTATACGGAGTAATCCCAGCTTGATGAACATACTTCATTTGCAAAGAAATGAATGGAGGATCAACCAATCCAATTGCATAGTTCCGAGGGACGTTAAATCCAGCACCCTTCCAGTCAACCGCAGATCTCGGGTGTCTCGATACCGTTAATGTGGTATTATCAATGGTGTATGCTGCAATATAATAGACCCGCGGGGTGACAATCGGGGCTATTAGTGGATTTTTAGGATGTTGTAGTACCAAACTATATGCGTAATTCTTATTCAGAGTATACAGGTCAATCTTATTTGCAATGCACGCGTCTATAAAGAGGGTTCGAAACGTCGGGCGCGTTTTGGAATCAGTGCCATCGCCACCAGTTCCAGTCGTGGCGCATGGTGCGGGTACAAATACTCCACCTCCTACAACGCCTTTTGTGGAAATTTCCCATCCAGAAAGTGAAAGTACATCGGCATTCTCAGACACGGTGGAACCGGTGTCAGTTGCGCGAAACAGGTGAATCATTGTACCTTCAACAAACTCTTCAATATGCGAAAATGCTCCAAAAAAATCAGTTGAAGACAATGATTGTAGAGCATTGAAATCAGACACGTCATTGCAACGAAGAGTTTTGGCAGGTGAGAACGAAACGAGCTTGCCTTCATGATCAAAAACAACCGAACGAAAAAGACCACGCCCTTGAATAGTGGCTTCACTTCCGGTCAATTTTTTTATGTTCGGTGTAATATCAGGTTGGCCTTGTTCCAACTGTTGTGGTATGCATGCCATTTCAGACAAATACATGGGCTGAAAAACGTTTTTAGTGTACTTTACCGTATAATAGAATCCGGTTGGGGCCTTCCATTTTTTAACAGACATGCTGAGCCCATTCAGTAACGTTACGGTTCCCGGCTCTTTTTCGTCAAAGCTATTTTTACGCAACATAGTAATCAGGGTTTGAATGTCGCTACTATAACACAACTTATAGTCGGTGCTGTATCCGCTTTGTACTGTGATGGCTACCATTGAGGTTATAATTGTTCTAAATGTATCTAAATACTATAGAATTATAATGGTAAATAGAATAAACCCTTTAATATGTTTACATTATGTTAATAATCTTTCCATACACTATACAACATGACAACAAATATTGAACTCGAATTTATTCGGTCGTATGTATACATTCGAACCAAAACATCAGAGTTTAAAACAAAACTAGGAGTTATGCGCGACATGCATTCAACGTGCAAACTAGGAGTGTCTCAGCCAGACAGGGTGTTGTATATCGATAAACCATCTATTTTTCAAGGCGTTTCTAGATGGTTTTATAGCCAAAACCGAAATGTTATAACTAATTATTTATACGAAGAACTTATGGGACCCGAAGGACTGGTATCACTTGTTTCCAATCTTCGTGATAAATGTTCAGAATTGTTTATGTACTTTCCCACTTCAGGCCGTAAAAGTTTTGCTGGTACTGGTTCTACTGGTTCTACTGGTTATACTGGTTCTATTTCTATCGGAACTACTATGCGCACCATTCCTTATCATACGCTCACCGTGTCTGATACTACACGTAATACTTTTAAAATGCTTTGCATTTCTAACATTGACTTATTAAATATAGTGTCACACGGCCTTGGAAAGCTTTATTCCATATATGAAGATGATTTTGAAAATGACGAGTTGAATATAAATACAAAACTAAACAGTACTACACTTTCGTCATCGCCTCCGTTGAGTCTACCATCCTTTCATGCAATGTACAAAAAAACTGCATCCTATTTTCAAGAACCACCTGATCCCGTTACAAATCAACGTGTAATGAAATGCATCAATGAAATGCAAAAACGAATAAAATTTGAACGAGTGATGCTAGAAACGGTATATTCGAAATTCAATGACAGTAACGGTAATACCATGTGATATCAATGTCAATGTCAATGTCAATATCGATATCAAAATCAAAATCAAAATCAAAATCAAAATCAAAATACAATATTTTCATCGATCCATTTTTTAATTGACGTATTTACTGGTACAAGAATTTGATTTACTCCGCTAATATAATGCAAATAATCCTCTTGAGAACCATCACAACCGCTTGAAACTGCATCGTGACCAGTTATAGCAGACAACATCAACAGCACGTTGTAAATGACTATCAAGTCGCGCTTTGAATATTTATCAACAATTTTACAAAAGATAGCATCGATACTATTGTTGTTACTAGTACTACTATTACTAATAGCGCTAATAGCGCTACTACTTGATGCGTGAGACGCGTGAATATTAGAAGCAGCCGCGTTCGTGGTGTTTGTTGTAGTTACCTTATCTACAGTCACATTAGGTATATTAGTATCGGTTGTCACAAGGTCCATAGTAATAGTGGGTATTCCATGAGTGTATTCTAATCGATTGACCGCAATTTGTTTGTACATGTTAAGAGTGTGTAATATATGCGGGCGATTTGTATTGGTGTATGTACGAATAAGTTTTTCCAACCCTTTTACGGCGTTCGATATTAACAATGAATGTAGATCGGGCATATCACTTGATAAAAACGCGTAATACTTATTGAATCGTGTAAACACGTTAAACAGGTAGCATAAGTCGTCTTGCGTGTCGCTGTTATACCATCTAGCCATAGACTGTGTGTAATCAGGAGGCTGTATAATCAACATGTTTCCCTTTATTGCCAACTTAGTTCCAACTGGATAAAACGAGAGAAATCCAACCTGCAATATGGCATGTAACGGTTCTAGTATTGTTTCAAACCTCTCCTTAGATCGTTTTTTAGAATTTCCTGTTATGCTGTATAACATTTTTAATGCATTTGCCATGAGCTCTAAATCTGTAAGTGTTATTGGTCGAGATAAACGATATATTTTTGTAAGTTCGTGGGGGTATGTTTTATCTTTTATATTAGTAATAGTAATGATAGCAACTTATATTTTTAAGTTTTTATATTTTTATGTTTATCCATTGAATATTGAATAACTGAATAACTGAATAACTGCATGTAATTTAACTCATTCAATCAATTCGTTTATTATCATTTTTATTTAAATAATATACATTAGACAGTTTAGAGAAGAATCGGTTATAATATGCTCGGTTGGATCTTTCAAGTTACAGTGATTTCACTTTGTTTTATCGCGGTGATTCACTACTTATATATATTTTTTAAGACAACGCTTACTGTTCCGAAAGTAAAGGACTTGGTAAATAGACCCCAACAACAGTACGAAGAACTATTTAAAGGGATAACAAACACAAATTTGGTACAACAAAATGTAGGTCTATTGCCTACAAATAATAATAATAATAATAATAATACTAATAATACTACCAATATTTCGGCGCTACCTTCTCTTATAGATTCTAATTCTACTTATGCATCGAACTATAATACGTTTAACAATGGTAGTAATAATAATAATAATAATCCTCAACCACAATCGGCAATGAAAGACGAGTTAAAACAGTTTTTGAAGAAATTAAATAGAACATAACTCAGAATCAAGTTAACTTGATAAAAAAAATTGAATTCATTTTATAATACGCTTACTACAGTATAAACAGACAATCGACAAACAAGCAGTCAAGAGCAACACTATAATAGATATGGGAAACATCATCGGAATCGTGAAATCAATACCTTACTACAACAACAAGGAAACAGCTTATAATTACCCTAAACACCGACCGCATTCACATACCTTCGCGCAGTCACTTCATCATATGCAGACCAGATCTCGAACTCGCGCACTTCTTGCCGCGATACAGTAGCTCTTCTCAAACAAGGTAAGTTATATTGTGTCTGTTTTATACTAACCTTTTTTTATGAATAATTAATTAATTCTCAAATTGATATAAATTTATACAACATTTACATTATAGTCAACTCAAAATATAAATTACAGTACAGCCAATCGAAAATCACTGCGAATAAAATGCAGGCACCATCACAGACTACCCCAGCACTCTTTATGTCGGTAGACAAAAGAGATATTGGAATGTTGCAATCAAAATTATTTCAATCTTATCAAATCGAAAAGGATCCTACTCCTAGTATGAAAATTTCTTATGAGATAAATACGTATAAGAAAGTTTCTGCTGATATGTTTTATATTATTCCTAGGGGTAAAAAGTGTATCGTTTGGCTCACAATGTACAAGAATTCACCAGAAGCCATCTTTTTCGATTTAGATCCGAAAGATCATACAAAAATAAAATTTGTTTCTATACGAACCCCTTCTCCAGAGAGCCAGTTTGATATTGTGCAATTTCAAGGTCGTGGCACAGTCCTTTACGGAACGCTTTTTACACATAATCACGAACACAAACACGGTGTTCATCAACTGTTTGCATTGGAAAACATACATGTATGTGAAAATCAAAATGTTGACCATCTTACAGTGGTTCAAAAGGATGAACTGATGTATAAACTGTTATCGTCAACGAGAAAAGCAAATTATCATGGCATACATTCACAATCAAGACTTCAAAGTCGTATTCTATTCGGGATAGCAGTAAAGTATGCGTCTTATTCGGAAGCGTTGAAAGCAGTAAATACGTCTTCAATAATACCGTATCCAGTTTATGCAATTCAGGGGCGTTTTAAAAATCAAACGGATAACAAGTACTATCAAAATTGTCAAACGTTTCAAGAGCGTATGGTAGTAGCATCGCAACCGCCATTACATGATCAAAATCAAAATCAAAATCAAAATGATTATAATGGAGTGCGAAAATCTACTCTGCCTTTATCATTACCGGGCCCGATACTAGTACAAAATACGCTGTGTGCGCCGAATACAAAAATTTTCATGGTGAAAGCTGAATCTAGAGTTGATAGATATAGTTTACGTTGTCCGGAAACAAATGCAATTGAACCTGAACCTGCGCACGTCGGAGACTATAAAACAAGTGTTTTACTTAATTCAATTTTCAGAAATGTAAAAGAGAATTTGTCATTAGACGCTGCGGAAGAAAGTGATGATGAGGAATCATTTCAGTTGTCTCAAGAAAACCAGGAACAAGGGTTTGCGATTGACGCTGGAATTGAAAAAGCAATGGTTTGTTCATACAACTATAAATTCAAACGATGGACGCCGTTGCATCTCAAATCACGAGTTACAGAGTTACAGAATAGAATTTGAATATATGATAATAGAAATTCATAAAATAATATTTTTATTTTTTATATTGTATTTATCTATAGAGAAATAAATAAATATAACAACAAATGCTTTTAAACAGCCCATCAACTTCGTCATCCATGCATGTAAAAATGATACATGTGAGCGATAAAAAAACATCAAGAGAATTAGAAAACGTGCGCGCTCGTAAAAATCATCACATTGTTACACTATATTATAGAGACGGATGCCCTCCATGTGATAAAATGAAACCCGAATGGAAACGCGCTTGTGAGATGTTTAAACAAAAATATCAGTGTAAAGATAAAAATGCAAAAGAACGCACGGTTATTGCAAAGGTCGATGACCAGGGTATAAAATATCTGAATAACGTGTTTCATAACATACAAGGTACTCCGACAATGTTATATATATCGGACAACCATATGAGCGAATATAAAGGACCTGATAGAGATGCAGAAAATCTTTTAAAATGGTTCGAACAGTCTCTCAAATCTGAAATCGTACCTGTGCAACATCGGGAAAAAAACCGACGCTCTCATGGCGGATGCTGGGATACGAAAAAAACGAAAAAAATGAAATCGCAGCGTAAACGTAGCGGCGGAAAGAAACAAAAACGAAGAACAATTCGACGTCGACGTTTATAGTGTTTATAGTTTATACGCGTAGCGATGGGTTGATGCATTTGTCTTTCGTTGGAAAAATATTACCTGACATACAGGTATCACTTTCATTCACATAAATACAGCCTCTATTTCCTCGGTCTTCGCCAACCAAACAGTAACCTGCTTTCCCGCTAACTTTTCCTTTTTGAGTAACGCTGCTTGCCTGGTCAGGTAACGGTATGGGCGGAGCATCCATTTGAGATCCAGTGTTCATCGTAAGTGCTTTGGCTCTAGCCGCTTCTTGTTTTGCAGTACCCCCTCCACTTGATGGTACGGGTAAACTATGTATGTCAGTTATCTGGGTTGCCGTATTTGACCCCGATCCTGAGTCTGACGTATTGATACCTTTTCCAGTAACTTGATCTTCGATTACATTTACACCCGATTTAGCTGCTCCAGAAACAATATCAATTCCAGTTCGGGTTCCTTCTGATGTTGTAGACACAAATTGTTTACTTATGATTTCAACAATGTTGGATCCAAAATCGGTAACTGGACGAACAAATTCAAGTACGTCATCAGTAATGATTCCCATTTCTTTAAATATGTTAAACCCTGCAAATCCTAATAATAATACAATAAGTATGAACCGTACAAGATATCCCCAAAATGAAGGGGAATCTGAAGAAGAAGAATCCAATTCACCTTTTGCACTTTCAAGTATTTCCTTCGATTTTTTTACTTCGGTGTCGAACCAGGAAGAAATTGGACTAGTCGCTGGTTCGGATGATGATGATGATGATGATGATGATGCTGATGATGATGATGATGATGAAGACATCTTGGCGTTGGCATCTGACGAAGATGGTGAAAATACATTAAAAATAGAGTTCGAAACTGACGATTTTGGTTTTGAATTTGCAAATGTTGATGACATTTAATGATAGTATTTTATTTTACTTATTTTTTGTATGGTGTATTATTGATTAGTATTAATATTGTTAATATTTTAGTATTATTAGTAGTATTATATTATTATTTTTTAATTTCGTATGAATTCCATAAATTATCAAGTGCAATTTTATAAACCACGTCGCGGTTTGTTAATTTGGTTAAACATAAATTAGATAAATTAGATTTATATTCAGCAGTACGTTTTGAATATTCGGCATCATAAGTGCAATTAAATTTCAAAAATGTACTGCGTAACATTTCTTTTAGTTTGTTTTCAACAACGCTTAGTGGCCAATATTCGTTTGTTCGATTTTGAAGCCACTCAAAATAACTTACAATTACTCCGCCGCTGTTACATAAAACATCGGGGATAATTTCTATATTTTTCGAAGCTAACAATTTTTCTGCGGGTATGTCTATCGGACCGTTTGCTCCTTCGGCAATAAGTTTACAATCACCGTGTATAGTTTCTGCTATTGATGCATCAATTTGAAGCTCCATTGCTGCCGGGATAATAATATCCGTTTTCAGTTTCCAAAAGTCTTCGACCGATATTGGAACAATACCATTAAAACTAGACTGCTTATCCAGCCCTTCAAGCGTTTTGCATTTAAGTACCTCATAAAAAGGGTTTGAATGTTCTCCAGAACACCCCTTATAAAATTCAGAGGTTAAATGATAGTATCCGGTAAAGTCGCCTACTCCAATACAAATTGCACCTGCGTTTGTTAAAAACCTCGCAGTCCACGAGCCTACATTTCCAAATCCTTGAATAATGAAGGTTTTCCCCCGAATAGTGTCTTTCAAAACGTGTTCAAACCAAAGTTCGACCATATACGACACGCCCAATCCAGTTGCACGATCCCTGCCCTCGCTTCCTCGAAACGAAACAGATTTGCCAGTAAATGTGCTATAAATTAAATTATCATTACTTTTTTTTTGATATTTCGATGTCATCCAATCCATATGGCGGCTTGTACTTCCCATGTCCGGTGCTGGAATATCGCTGTTCGGACCAATATACTTGAATATTTTACTGCAATAGGTTTGAACAATTTGTTTTTGTTCTTCTTGAGAAAAATGAGCCGGGTTAAACTTTATTCCGCCTTTTGCACCTCCAAACGGTAAATTATGAATTGCGCATTTTATTGTCATCCAGAATGCTAGTGCTTTAAACTCGTCCAAATATACAGTATCATCAAATCTGAGACCTCCTTTATAGGGTCCTAATAAATTATTATGCTGTATACGGTATCCTTTGAATATTTTTGTTGTACCGTCATCCATTTTTACTGGAAAATTTACAATGATTTCATTATCATGCACTTTTAAAACGCGTATGAATGTTTCGTCATACTTAAACAGCGAAACTGCAGACTCTAGTTGTTGGTCAAATAATTGTATAATCAATTCTTTTGGCATATCAAGTTTTTTTTGATATTATATGTTTTTCGGTTATTTTAATAGGTTTATTTTATTTTATATATGTTTAACTTTATATATTAACAAAATAAATTGAAGCGTGCTTGCCATTACAATATACTCATAATCAGATACCCAATCATTCATTCATTCATTCATTCATTCATTGTTCCTGTAGTTAAAATGCCATTTTCATCATCTCTTTATGCTGCGATCCATGGACTATCTTCGAAATTTCTATATAAAACATCTAGTGAAAAGGAAATGCCCGGTTTGAATTTGACTCCTGCGGCAGATGTTCGTATTTCAATTGAAAGTTCTGACGTTCCAACAGAACCAAAGCGTGTTCAAAAAATAACCCCAACCCCACGACGAGTAGCCCCGCTGATCATTTCGATTGATGGAAACATTGGATCTGGAAAAAGCACCCTGGTTAGACAACTGAAAGATGTATTCAAATGCATGCCAAATGTGCACTTCATTCAGGAACCGGTCGATACGGTGTGGAATTTGATTACAGACAAAAATGGAGAAACCTTGCTTTCTAATTTTTACAAGGACCCTTCAAACCATGCATTCACATTTCAAATGATGGCATATATTTCAAGACTTGCCATTTTACGAGAGGCGGTAAAGAATCCAAACTATGACGTTATTATTACTGAACGTTGTCTTGAAACAGATCGCAACGTTTTTGAAAAAATGCTGCATGCTCAAGGGATTATTACAGATATGGAACATACTGTATATAATATGTGGTTCACTGAATTTTATAAAGAAGTACGATGCAACGCAATCATTTATGTGCGGGCAACGGTAGCCACTTGTATGGACCGTATTCAAAAACGAGCCCGAGAAGGCGAATCTGTAACACGACAATATATCGCGGAATGTGATAAGTATCACGAAGACTGGATTTTGAAGGACAGTCGCGAGCGTCTTCTCATTGAAGCCGACTCTGACAGTATAATGAATGAAGAAAATCGAGACAATAAACTTTTGCAGATTGTCACATTCATTCATAAAATATGTGAATCCACTGTATAGTAAATAATCAAAATAAGTAAACAATACCAATTGCGTTTTTTTACTTATTTTATAGTATTTTTAGATTTCAATTTATCACGAGGTATATACAAATACACAAATACAGAGAATGTCAACTGCACCAAAACGAACAATAACGATTGATACTAATTTACAGGGATTATTGAAACGTGGTAAAAATAAAACCAAGACAAACGGTACAACCGTAAAGCCAAAATTAAAACCAAACCAATTTATTCGTCCGAGTACATTAAAAAAACAATTACTTGCGCGAATAAAAACACATCAACAAAAGAAAAACACAACACCGACATCAAGTTTGATAGCAAGCCAGTCATTGAATCACTCGTCAGAACGTGGCAACAGCAGCAACGTCAACGATAGTAAAAATAAAGATAGAGAGATCAACGATGACAATCGAATATCACAAACTCAAGTCACTGACATTCCATCTGTTTCCCAAAACGCAAATATGAATGAATCTTTTTCACAATCTCTCGAATATTTGAAATCGCTTGCTTCAAATGCGCGGGAATCGCGGCACCAGCGTAAACAAAAAAATAGGACTCATAAAAATAATACGAACATACCTGCAGTTACACCTGCACCTGCACTTGCACCTGTAAATGTACCTGTACCTGTACCTGTACCCGTACCTATACAACCTGGACCCATTTCAGCTTTGCCCATGCCTCAGATACGTCACATCACCTCAAGTTTTTTTAGGATCATTGCCTAATGATATCGACCTAAACATCAAGCCCAATAGTATATCGTTCCCTTCAGATAATATTTCTAATATCAATAGTATACCAATTGTATCAAATGTATCAAGCCCAGTATTAAATACTGAACCAGTATGGGGGTGTTTAAAAATGGGAACCAAACCAACTTTTCGAACATATCACAATAAAACATTAAAGTTACATACATCAGTTGATACTTCAAACGGAGAAGATGAAAATAAAAACCCTGATCAAGTACCTGAAACTGTGAACGTCAACCCCTATACGACTTCAAATACGGCTACGGCTGAGACAGAACCATCAGGGTCCGAGCCCGTTTCAACAACAGAATTATTATATGGAACAAGACAGCAGCGACTTGATGAATATAGAAAAGAACAACTCAATGCTGATAAAGAACAAGTTGAATCAGTAGTAAAGATAAAACAAACAAAACAACGTCTTGTAACAAAACGATATAAACTCGGAAAATATAAAAATAAAACTGGAGATGTAATTGGAGTCCTCATTAAAAACGCACAAACCCAAAGAAACGTTGAAAACAAACGACAGGATATGAGACGACTTCCTTTAGATACGGTTATGGCACGTCTTCATAAAAAACGATTATTAAAGGTCGGATCAACGGCTCCTCCAGATGTATTAAGGGAGATGTATGAGAGTTCGGTATTAGCTGGAGACATTGAAAATGAAGGAAATGATATTGCGTTACATAACTTTTTGGCGGATTCTGATAAATCCTAATTATCTAATAGTTTTCACTTTTTTCACTTTTAAATGATAGTTTTTGTTGACTATCGTCCTTTGGAACTTTTGACTCTTTTGGAGCTTTTGGAGCCTTTGGAACTTTTGGTTCCTTTGGTTCTTTTGGAGCTTTTTGAGCCTTTGGCTCTTTTGGAACTTTTAGAGCCTTTGGTTCATTAGGAACTTTTGGAACTGTTTCAGCCGTTGAATCTTTTACCACAGCACCGCAATCTGTTTGAGACTGTGGTTGTAAAACAGTTTCATTTTCATTTGTCACTGGAGGTGGAAGCACCCGTTTCTTTTTTAGTATAACCTTTTTAGGAGGAGACTTCGTGCGGACAGATTGAGACGGAATCTGGTGTTGTTGATTCTCATTCTCATTCTCATTCTCATTCTCATTCTCATTCTCAATTGTTACATTGTCGAAAATAGTAACTAATGCTTGATCCGGAGTTAGTTTTTTGAATTCTTCTGATTCATGAATTGTTTCCATGATTTCGTCTTCAGGAATATTGTACCTTTTTGAAATAGTGCTTACGACGCACAGATGAAAATCTGAAACGTGTCTAAACAGTACGTGAAGCGTAGCTGCATATGCATCTCTGGCGGTAGTGATTGTTTCAGGTAAGTACGGAATTCTAGTTCCATCCTTAGTTATGTATACAGGTTCTACGCGATTGGTCGCCATATTCGACTTCTATTTACTTGGTTGGAGTATGCGACTAAAAATTATATAGTATAGAATAAACATCAATTTTATTGATAATGATTTTTTACATAATAAAGCAATAAAATTAAAAAAAGTGTTAGTTCAAACAACTTACCTATAATACTTACCTGTAATTGTAATGTAATTGTTTTTCTCTAGTTGTCCTTTTTGTCAATAAGAGATGGTCTCCAGTATACACACCAGGTGTTGTCGCGTGTAGGAACCATTCGCATTGGGCTATCTGAGCTAATGCCCCACATTCTGGCCTTCAATTCCAATGCCGTTGGGTTTAGTCCATTGACTTGAAGTTCTTTTGGAGCCTCATTGGTTTGGCGTTTGTTGAATTTTCGACCCTTGGTCATTGCAAACGCAATTGCTTCTTCTTGCGTTGAAAATTCTTCGCATTCGCGATCGTTGTCGTCCCTTTCGCCATGTTCGCCGGGTTCTTCAATGCATTCATGATTTACATTCGGAAGGGCAATAGTGCTACCATTTACCCTGACACTTGTAGTGTTGCTGTTCCAAGACACTCGTTTCAGTGCATCAGAGTCGAAATTGCATTCGAATAATTTTTCATACTTCTCGTATGACTCCATATTTGTATAACAAATGCAGTCATGTTCCTGGTATCCGCAAAGTCTTCCCATAAACCCCTGAATCGAGAATGAATCGTTCTGAACATCGCTATTGCGTCGTCGTTCAACCATAACTCCGATGTGGTGCTTCACTGAATGCACTTGATGTTTGCCGTGAGTGTCAATTACAACATGCTCAAGTGTCTGGGCGCATTTCATTTTCTCTTTCACGAAAATGATGGTATGCTTGTTGGGTCTCTTGAACAGTAACTCTGAAATACTGTCAACGTTTCCGTTCATGTCATACCGTCTAACGCGAGACTCGTCAAGCTCAAACCGGTCTCGTTCAAAATCATGAAGCATGTGCAATGATTCACTCAGATTCTTATAGTAGTTTGGCTCTTGAGCTCCGCCTCGAATTCGAATAACAAGGTATCTTGGTTCGCCAAACGAAAGTTGGTCTCGAAGGATTTGAACAAAGTTTCCTATGCATAAACTGTGTGTGGCTTCATCCACCCATTCTCCATCTTTTTTACGTCCGTAAATATCGACAGCCGGCTTCAAGTTACCCAACAGGTGCATCTGTTTTGCTCCAAAATACCCGGTACCTGGCCGAATGGTTACGATTCGGTAATGACGTTCTGGCCATTTGGGGCCGTTTAGGGCAAATATAAGACCATCGGGAGTGGCTGAAAATTGTACAAGTTTGATGTCATTCTCCATCATAAAATCCAACTTCCAAGAGAGTTCCTTGAAAATTCGAGACATGGTCTGTTTTTTTCGACTGGCCATATGCGCTTCATCGATAATGACAAGAATGTTTTGTTTTCCGGACACTTCTTTCTTGAATGTGTCCAAGTTTCCATTGTGAAACACATGAACTCTCATGCATTCAGGAATACGTCCTTTTGTTTGTTTCATCCAATCACGTGATGAAAGACCTGTAATTATATAAATGTGTGAAATATGTATCAACGTCTCCTGCGAGGTCATCATACGGTCGATAAGTCCAACCATGCATCCGGTTTTACCAGATTGCGTGTAACCAATCGCCATTTGAATTACGACCTCTGGGTTCAAGAAATTTGAATGCAATTGATTTGCAACCGTTGTCTGGTTTGGATACGCGAAATAACTCTTGTTGAGTTTCATTCTCTTTAACTGAATTCTGAATTCTTCTTGGTCGCATTCAATTAACTCCGCTTCATCTGGAGTATAACACACATTCTGTCGTTGAGTCCTAATGGGTGCCGAGTCATCTTCAACGCTGAACCCGTCGCTTTCTTCGTCGCTATCTTTTTCATTATCAGCATTTTCATTATCAGCATGGTCATGCGGAGTTCGTCTACGTACAGCTGCACCGCCTCCGGTCACTGCATCACGCATGAGATTTGATTTTGAGTCTAGTGCCATTCCTCCGCCGAGTGCAGGTCCTCCTCCTCCTCCTATGACTGCTGCTGATGCTGTTGCCGCTGCCGCTGCCGCAGCTGCTGCTTCTCCAACGTATTCATTCGGAACCGATGCAGCTGCTCCGCATGCACTGGCAATCAATGCTGCTTGTACGACTGTAGCTGGTTTGATGGGATTAATTGCACTGGATACTGTTCTACATACCTTTTTGAATCCTTGTTTAAGTCCCTGTGTAAGTGCTGCTGCACTTTGAGAAACTTGTTCAAAAGTCACGCTCAATCTTTCATCAGAAGAAGGAGAAGAGTCAGGAGAAGAGTTTGTTGTCATATTGCCGTATTCGCGGTTTAGAAAGCCTGAATGTGGAAGTAATACAAATGAAAAATCAATTCAATTTTTTTTTGCTATTTTTACTATAATTGAAATTGATTTTTAATAGATGAATAAATTAAAATAAATTAAATTAACGCCGACTACGCTTTCGGCGATTCCGATAAACCTTTACTGATTTTTTGTGACGATATCTTATAGCACGTGTTCGTTTTTTATAACGCGATTTTTTTCCACCTATAACAACTTTCTCGTTATGAATAATTTCACCTCGAACGTATATAAAAAATCTTTTCCATGTTTCTTCACGTATTCCATATAATCGTCGTATAGATTCTAAATTACCGCGTAATAAATTTTTATCAAGATATTCAGACTGAATATGCTGCATGAAATTGTTGTACTCTGTAAGAATTTTATCAGTAGAAAATATTGTTCCAAATAACTCACTTGCGTCTTCAGAAGCTATACCTAAAAAGGAAGCAGCCCAATCATAATATTGTTTATTAGTCGACAATAATTCAAGCAGCTTGCTGTATTTTGGATATCCATAAAGTTGCTTAGGGTTCTGAAGTTTCTCAGGTTTCTGAAGTTGTTCAGGGTGTTGCTGTTGTTGCTGTTGCTGCTGTTGTTGCTGCTGTTGATACTGTTGCTGTTGTTGCTGCTGTTGCTGCTGTTGCTGCTGTTGCTGCTGTTGCTGTTGTTGCTGTTGTTGCTGCTGTTGCTGCTGTTGCTGCTGTTGCTGCTGTTGCTGCTGTTGATACTGTTGTTGCTGCAGTTGTTCATACTGCTTTATATATTCGTTTCTAAACTGATTTACAATGTTAATCCAACTTTGAATATCCAATTCTTTACTTATAGCAAATTCAGTTTCAATTTTTATAAATGTTTGATAGTCTGAAGTAATGCTAGTAAAAAAATGGGGTTCGTGGTTCAGTCGAGTATATATGATACCCGCTTTTCCAGTGTCATAACTACTAACTAAACTCTGAAATAATTTATTAAATAACTCGAAATAACCTTGAGGAGGAGCCATTATTATTTAAAATGAGCAACGTGTTATATGTATATTACAGATAAAATATTCATATAACAAAAACATCTTTTATTTTCATTTTTAAAACATAGAGTGACCAAGAATTTCATTCGCTGCCATGGGCTCAAACCCGTTCATTGTTCCGCCATAAGGAGACGCTCCGGCTCCAATTGCGGGCGGTTGTTGTTGCGCCGGAGGTCTGAATTCATTTTGCATACTTTTTGTACTAGTTAACTGGGCTGGAGGGGGAGCATGACCTCCCGTTACCATCATACCGCCACTACTTTGCGCATATCCCTGTGACAAAGGCTGGGTTACTCGGACTTGCGAATTTTGAGCATATCCCTCGCGAGTCGAGCTTTCTCCTGACCAAAGATCTTCAACACGATCGACCAAGATTTGAACTTTCTCTCCCAACTTAGTCTTAATTGACAACACAATCATCAAAATACCAAGTGCAATTGTTATCATGTTTAACTCCCCATACTTGTATCCGCTGTATGTTGGAATATATGTTATTATTCGGTGAATGAAATAAATGGAGACAAACATAAACAGTAGCTGGCCAATAATTTCAACTAAAATCATTAAACTTCCTTTTTGATCATCTGGATCGGGTGAATAGTTACGAATAATGGATAAAACAATCGCAATTGGTACTAGTGCTAAAACAATGTATTGCGTTACATTCAAAAGAACGCCTTGTTGCGCATCATCCATTTTAAAAACATAGTCTAAAAACCCAGATCTACGAACCCCATCGCGGACGGACTCTTCTAAAGATTCCATAGTTATTGTATTATATATTACTTAATTAAATTAATTATTTTTATTGTAGTACTTATTTTTATGAAAGATATTCTTATTTTGAATATTCGTATATTCGTCTATTCAGTTGTTGTAAATAATTTGTTCATATTTATAACTTCTATTTTTTCTCTCGACGGAATTGCCGAAAATAATTTTTTAATTAGGTCGTCATCTCTAAATCGTACCGTATAATCCTGCTGAAGGCTGTTTCTACCTACGCGCCCCATTGCTTGAACGGTTTTTTCTTGTGTCATATCACTTAAATCCTTTCCAATGTATCCGTGACAAAATTGGTAATTTGTGCCGTACACGTAATCGGATGATGCAATAATCAAATACAAGCGCTGCGTTTGTGCAAGGGATTTGATGATGTCGTTGTACTGGGTTCCTACTGTACTTACAACCGCAGTCCCGTTTGACGTACTTATTTCATGCGGATTTGTGATTACTCCTATTCCCATTAATAATAAAAGCTTCCAACTGTTATCAATCGGTAATAACATGATTTGTTCAACAGTATCCGGATCAACATCGGATGAAAATTTAGTAACTGCGTCTACTTGATTAGAAGGGTTGGTACGACTGCGCCAATATTGAAAATGTTCGTCCGTGTTAGGAATAAAAATTTCATTCAACGTTACTGTTTTTACTTGTTCCTTGAGTTCGCTTATTTTACCTTGAAGTGAAAACAATTCATCGAACTTTTTCATTACCTTTGATGACTTTTCGTTGATGCACATCTTAGAATCCAGTGTTTTTTTACTTACACTTCGCCCGCCCTTATCATCAAGCGCGCCTCCACCGCTTGAAGTACTGTTGGAATTCCCAGACCCTTCGCGTTTAGCGCGCTCGTCTTCTAATTGTTGTTCCAACGCTGCAATCCGCCCGCTTAATCCTGCGTTAAACGTGATATCATTCATAATGTCATCAAATACTTTATCAGGAATTTCGGTGTCTTGAAGTGCAAATGCCGAAATCTTTTTGACATCGTTTGACAAGTAAATGGTTGGCCCATCCGTTAAAGTGTGTGCGTCTCGTGTAGTGAAATAAATGGTAGAATTATAAAACTGGATTCGTGTTTTAATTAACGGTTGAATAACGTTGACCCAAGCTTCTTCACGTATGTTTTCAATGAGCTTCAAATAATATTCTTTTATACTTGTCAGAGTTATATCAGTAAGTTTGTCTGAGAAATAACTTGTCAACTTATATCGTTGAGATGCAAGTATTTTGTTACCATTATCATTTGATGCCTTATTAACTGCGCAAATAAATCGTACAACTTCTCGAACGTCAAAATATCTCATAATCGTCTTGTATTGCTGACAGTGTTTTGCACTATCCTTTACTTTAGAATAATCGCTCGCAAACAGAAAATGGGGGAGTTCCACATTACCCGACTTGTTCAAGATAGGAATTGATTTTTTACAGTCATGGCTTACAATGTTATAAAGTTGCGGCTGACCCCCACTGTGTAAAAACTTTGTTTTGAAATCAAGAATTACATTACCAATTTCATGTTCCTTTGGAAGAGTCGCAGACGATAATACAATATTTGGAATAACATTTTTAGACCACGTTTTATGTATAATTGCATGATACGGGTGTTGTTGATAGTCCAGCATAATAGTTGGTTCGTCCCAGTACATTACTAGTCGGTCAAGCGGATTAAACGCGCACATATAATGCATGGCATATAAATACGACTTTACATCACAAATCATAAGTTCCACATTATCTCCTATACTGTTATCAACTTTTCGAATGCCGCCCGTTTTCCAGTCACGGGTGTATTCTTTTGCTGAAAAATAGTGAAGCCGAATATCGTCAATATTATTACATCCAAATGCAAATGCCACTTTTTTCTTCATGGTAATCGCTGCTTTTGCAAGTGCAATACCTACATGCCTGGCGGCACAAATGAATACAACACGATACTTTTCGGTAATTCCGAGCGGGGATAACGTTTTACCGGTTCCGGTTGGAGCAATGTATAAAATTAATTTGGGGTTCGGATCCTTGATTGCGGTAAACAACTGCTTTTGGTGGTCATATAGTTGTATACTGGCATATTTATGAATATATTCGTTGCGTTCAATATACTCGTACGCATGCGATACAAAATGTTCAATGCTCGTTGATTCAACTGCTTCATTCTCATATCGCTTTATAACATGTGAAATGAATGAATCGACGTTAATATTAAGATTTGATATATTGTTACCATACAATATGCACAGGGTGTAATAATAATACGTCCATTTTAGACGACGTTTTACTACCCATTCCCCGGATCCCAAGGTACCATAATATTTTTCATCAAGCATTTTATCAAAAATCGTTAACAAAATATGCTCATATGTATTTTCCAAAGACGACTTGTCCATTTTTATGTTTTGAATGCGCATTGCATCTATTTTTTTTATTGTTTTGGTTTCGCCCATTATACGTTTCCACGATTGAAACACGTCAGAAGTTACTTCGCTTGCACAAGATGACAAGAAGTCTCGTTCGTTTTTTCGGTGTTTTTTTACAAATCCTTCTAGGATTGTCTGGTAAAATGTCGCATACAAATGATGATGCATTTCTGTTGACGGCTGGATCTTTAAAAAAGAAATCAAGGATTGTTGAGAGGTTTGTAAAACATTGACGTCATGATATCCTTGAATAATCATGGACATGATTTCCTTCTCGTTTTGATTTTCTGGTATTTCGGTATAATCCCATTCGCTTTTTGATAGTTTTATTTGGTTAATAGTGTCCATTTCTACTATGCCCTGATTCAATTTGATGTCGTCGGCTTTTCCGGCACTTGATGATAACTGTATTCTGGGAACGGTATTGGAAGCTTCCGCCGGCTCTCTTCCCACGGCGATATTAGTTGATGATATTGGTTGTAGAATGGGGTTTGGGTCGACAACAACGGGGATGTGTAAACGTCGACTTGATTCGTCGGACTCGTATTGAATGATGTTTGGCTCGAAAGCTTTAGATACGGATGCGGATACAGATGCAGATGCGGCGCACGGTGGCTCGGCACGTATGGGTTCCGACGTGGTTCCAGTTCTGGAAGGGATACGGATTCCAAACTCCTTGTCCGTAAGAAAAGAGGCGAAAGAATCAGAAATGTCATCACTAGTATAATTATCGTCACTATTATTATTGATATCCATAGTACATGCATAATCACAACTCTGAGATGAATGATTCATATATGAAACTGAATAACGTGTACTCTATAATCATGAATATGCATTTAAGTAACTTTTTGTTTTTGTTTTTGTTTTTGTTAGATAAACGTTTAAATAAATAATTAAATAAAGAAACAATGACAAGAACAAGATATAAACAAACAAACAAATAAACAATTTTTATGTCGTCCTCAACGATTTGTTGGTTCAAAGACTGCTCTTATAAAAATAAAAGCCTAGTCGGCGGAAAGTGTTGTTCTTTGGGAGAATTGTATCATCTTTCAAAGCGTCTTATGTTTTCTATTGCAGACGGGTTTGCGATAACTACTGCTGCGTATGATGCATTCATTCAATATAACAACCTTTCAACGCGTATCAAAAATGCTCTTTTGAGTGCATCGGAAAGTGCTGCGCAGAATAAACTAAAAGATTTGGATTCAAAATCTCTCGAAATACGGGAGATGATTCTCGGTGGAGCGTTTTCAGAGTCGCAAGAACGCGAAATTATTGATAGTTATATTAACCGAAGACATGCCAAATGCATCGTTTGCTGGACAACAAGACACATATTTAAATGTCAGAGGAGCGCAATCAGTATTGTTGTGTGTAAAACGGTGTTTTGCGTCACTCTTCAATGCTCGTGCAATATCGTATCGAACCAGTCATGCTGATATACTTAAAGAAGACGACATAAAAATCGCGGTTGCAATTCAAAAAATGGTACGTTCGGATGTAGGGTCAGCCGGCGTTGCATTTTCGATTGACCCCGAAAGCGGTTACAACAAGGCAATTATTATAAACTCGGCATTTGGTCTAGGCGAACTTGTTGTATCTGGCGGAGTTAAACCCGACGAATTCATTCTTGACAAACGCGTTTTAAAAAATATCGAGTATGATCCAATTATCATGAAAAAAAAAGGAGACAAACAATCTAAAATCGTATACGAGAATGAAAAGGCAACAGACTTTACGGTTGAAGTTCCGACAAGTGATTTTGAGAGAAAAAACTATAGTCTTACAAACGATCAAGCGATTGTATTAGGTAGGCATGTTCTCCGGCTTGAAACCGCATATTCAAAACTGGAAAAGGCATTGTCCACGGCTAGTAGAGTATCAGGAATTGATGTAGAATGGGCACTTGACGGGATAGATAATAACATTTATATCATACAGGCCCGGCCAGAAACTGTACATAGCAGCGTATTGTACTCAAACAAGTTTAAAGTTTCAAAATACATACTTGACTCGTCGCACCCTCTTACGATACTTGTTAATGGCGTATCTGTGGGTGAAAAAATAAGTTCAGGAAAAATACGTATTATAAACAACATAAGGGATATACTTGACGCCGCCGATGGTCATGAAAGTTTTAATGATGGCGATATTCTCGTTACAGACATGACGACTCCCGACTGGGAGCCAATTATGAAAAAATCGTCCGGAATTATAACAAATCGTGGGGGCAGGACGTGCCATGCGGCAATTGTGGCGCGAGAGCTAGGACTTAATGCGATTGTTGGAACCGGTCGCGCTACGAGCGTACTTTCAAACGATATTTTTGTAACCATGAACTGCGCAGATGGTGAACAGGGAGTTGTGTACAAAGGATGTATACCATTTCATATTGAAACTGTAGACCTGGATTTGAATTCAAATCCTGACGGGTCGGGGGAATCAAAAGCTTCGGCGGTCAAACTTATGTTGAATATCGGAAATCCTGAAAATAGTTTTAATGCATCAGTCCTTCCTAACAGCGGAGTTGGACTTACACGTATGGAATTTATTATTAGCAACTACATTAAAATTCATCCACTCGCTCTTTATCACTATCCGAATATAGAGTCTGCAGAAACACGCGGACAAATTGCCGAAATGATTGGTGACCATGACAGTGGAAAATGGTTTTTTATTAAACGTCTCGCGCGAGGATTGGCAAAAATAGCGTCGGCATTTTATCCAAATGATGTAATTGTTCGGTTCAGCGACTTCAAATCAAACGAGTATAAAAGTTTAATTGGAGGAGAAATTTATGAACCGGTAGAAGAAAATCCTATGATTGGGTGGCGCGGAGCGTCTCGTTATTATTCTACTGACTATGAGCGCGGGTTTGAACTAGAATGCGAAGCCATTAAATATGCTCGTAATGAAATGGGTATGACGAACATTGTAGTAATGATTCCGTTCTGTCGAACACCCGAAGAATGTAACAAGGTGACACAAGTAATGAACACATATGGTCTATCCAGAGGAGAAAACGGCCTACGAATATTTTTGATGTGTGAAATACCGTCAAATGTAATTGAAGCCGACGAATTTAGTCCCATGGTTGACGGAGTATCCATTGGAGGAAACGACTTGCTTCAACTTACTCTTGGAGTAGACAGAGATAGTGATCGTGTTACATATCTTTCAAACTCGGACAATGTAAGTTACCGTCGAATGATTGAAATGGCAATTCGCACGTATAAAAAAAATGGCGTTAAAGTTGGATTTTGTGGCCAGCAGCCGTCTGATAGTGTCGAATTCTGCAAATTTCTTATTGGGTGTGGTATTGACAGTATATCAGTAACACCAGATGCAATACTCAAAACGATGAAAAACTTATAAAAATAAAAATAAAAAAGGTACGTACCTTTACTCGACTGATTGATTGACCGATTGACCGAATGACCGACTAACGACTGATTTTAATGACTGTTGGATGTCCAATGATCGAATGGTAAAGAGTTGTTTTCAGAAACCCATGCGTCTCGCGCCGCTTGGTATGGAGAGCCCGTTGGAATTTCTGGTATTGGATGTGCTTGACGGTACGCTGCCATAAATGCTGCATTTGATACGGCATATTTTGCACTCATTGCTTGTCTTTTTTTTTCGCGGTCGGCCTTTTGTTCAGGGGTTTCTTTTGGAGCGTTTTTAGCAGCCTTAAGAAACTTGTCCAGTGCTTTTTGTCCTTCACTCTTTCTCGGCATTTGTTCAATTGACAATGTTGTAGTTTGTAACGCTGCTTTTCACAGTAAACAATATATGAAAAAGTAATCAATTTTTTTCATACATTTAATGATGATAATAACCCTAATCTAGTTTGAGTTTATCATATTCGGCTTCATCGTCATCATCGGCATCATCTTCAGGATGATCCACCGATGCCGATTCTGGTAATGGCTTACTACTAAATCCATTTGTGTAATAGTGTTTTCCAATATCATCCAGATTTTTAAACATTTTTTTCCAAGCTGTCCAGTAGTCAACTTCTTTGTATGGCAACGACCATTTTTCACAAAATTCTTTTACGCTTTTTGCAGCAATCATATTTTTATACTGGGGCATCGACGGAAATAAGTGGTGCTCAATTTGAAAGTTCAAGTATCCCATAATCCAAGTCACAAGTGGAGATGTCGTGCTGATATTTACACTGTGCTGCAACGAATATTCAAACCATTTTAAGGTGACATTTTCAGGAGTAACATCGGTGAAGGTGTGAGACAAAGAAAAATGACCAAATAAATACATGAAATTACACGCATTACATATCATAAATAACATGTAGCAATACAGAATACCAAAATCATTTGTATTTTTTATATAAAATAACAGAGGAATTACAACGTGTGAAGCTACAATAGAAGCTACTTCAGAAACGGTCCAAGCATTCATTTGTTTTTTCATAGTATTAATCGCCCTTTGAGGATGTAAATAATATGTCCAAAAAAAATGAACAAGTATTCCGTTTGTTATTGGTAAAAACGACCACGCTTGAAATCGCATCCACAAACGTGCTAATTTTTCAGTTACTTGTGTTGTTCTTGAAAAAGTTATGCGATCGCTATTTTCAAACGCGCCGCTAAAAAACGCCACAAATGGAATTGTGTCTAAATCAATATCATAATTTATTTTTTGAGGGGCAGCATGGTGTTTATGATGCATTGAATTCCAAAGCGTACTACTTGCTCCTCCTCCAAATCCCATAGTAACAATCTGAATCCCTCTATCGATTGATTTTATTCCCGTTAAACTAATGTGCCCACCCTCATGCTGGACCCACCCGCAACGAGTTTTAAATAAAATAAATGCTAACATGGATGCGTAAATGTTGTGCGGAATAAAAAATATACCTAAGCCAAAAAAGAATGCCAATTCTAACAAACGAAAGTATACATGAATATAGTCCGGTTCAAAGCATCCCAATTTTTCAAGGTGGGTTCTTAATGATCGAAAGTCTGCGTGAATTTTTTTATCTTCAGCGTTATCTTCATTGACGCTCGTTTCGTCAATTTTTGGTAGAGAAGCAAGAACTTTGTGAGCGTATTTGGAACGTGAATGAAACTCTTTAAACGCGTCTCCGGCATCATGCCCGTCATGCCCTGCATAATTTATAATTGATCCGCCGGGATGGTTGAAGTTACTTATGTCGTATACGACCCCATCCAATTTAATTTTTTTCATAACGTATGATTTGTTGTTTATTGTATACGTAGATTATGTTTATGTATTAATTATTATTGTTTACATTTATTTTTGTAAATTTTTCGGTGAAATCTTTTACTTTTATTTTTTTTACGCATATGTTTACCTTTGGTACCTTTGCGGTTGGTTTTTTTAAATTTTCTACCCCCGGCTGATAAATGCATGCATTTGGCTGTACTACAATTGCGACACGTCTGGTCGAAAAATTGGATATGTGCATTTTGTCTTTGTCCTTGAGCGTGCTTTAATAAAATTGCAATAATTTGGTCTGATGTTATTGGTGGTATATCTTTTGACGGTAAATGTTTAGAAATCACATCAAGTAAAAAAACCTTTCTTGCAAATATAACAAAAGGGTCATTCGTCTGGCCTTTCAAAATATCAACTGTTCTACGCTTACACAACTGGTGAATTTCATCAGGGAGCAGTAATTCGCATAAGTTACCATTATATTTTATTAAAAATCTTCCAACTGTATCATTTGGGTCAACCCCGTGCGGAATTATCGGTTTGCTGGTATGAACCAGTTCAAATACTAGATCCAATATGTCGTCAGCACTTTTATATTCTTTTTCTTCTTCAACGAGTAAACCATATTTTAAAAATAAATTAAAAACTTTTTGTTTCAATAAACTTGTTGACTTTACGTTCGTCGTTGTATCTTCGTGTCGGCGTTTTTTAATTTTAACAAGGTCATTATCAGTATCTGTATCTGCAGTACTATTATGATCATCTCTTGAACTTTTTGAAGCACGCGTTCGTTTCCTACCTATATCGGTAAAGTGCAGTTCGTCTAGTAAATCAAATATGTCTACGTTAAATCTAACTTTGTTCCCATTCATAGTGTCAACATATATGCCATATTGATTTGTAATTATATTAACTTCTATACCTGGTATTTTAGCATCCATAGCCATGTCAATATGATGAGCTGAAAGAGTGAGTCCTCGTACTAAAACCACTCGAGTTTTAGTACTATCTGTGTATTCGAGTTGATTTGTACCAGAAGGTGGGTTAAATACAATAAATCCAGGATCCAAATCGTATCTACGACAAACGCGCTGTGTTGGCGTAGTAAAATGGGAGTGCCTGTGACCAAATGATTTGAATGGTCTATGCAGAAACGGGTTTCCAAATATGACGTTATCTGGCACAGTATTATACGTAGCGGCATGCATACGATACTCGTGTTGATGTAACCTGTTAAATAATAGTTCTTGAAACTTCATAACACCATTGTATGCGGATGCATTGCGAGTATATTGTTTTGAAAAAATAATTTTTGACATGCATTGATATAACATTGTGCGAAAGTCGCAGAACGTTTTTTTTATACGCGGAAGTAACCCTGAGTATGCAAATGCTGAACAGTTATGGCGAGGTTGCTGAAACAAGAACTCTACACTTGAATCAGTTGAAACCGCCGGGTTATGCATAACTACCATATCGGTACCATGAGCACTTACAGAGACTCTATAATGCGCATCCGCCTCGTTTATAGATGAATGGACTTCAAGATCTTGAGGATATCTATTCAGAAAGATTTTAAGATTATCTAATAAAAAAGACATGATACCTTTTTCAGTTGTTATACTAATTAATTGGTTTATTACTTCATCCGTAAAAAAGGGTTGTTCTACATTTGTTTCCATTTCAAATCAAAAGGTCCTGTATGTATATATAACATAACATAGTATAATTTTAAAAAAATAAATAGTAACAATAAAAATTAAAAACAATAAAAACAATAAAAACAATAAAAAATAAACAAATATAAAAACAAATTGACATGGAAATGGTAACTACCTTACAGATTGAAGTATATTCGTCCATCTAGTTATATTGGCTTTGAACTTTGAACATTGAACATTGAACTTTAAAATATGAATTCTGACTCTGATTCTGATTCTAAATTGAGACTGCTAAATTTAACTGACACAATAGCCAATGATGACGAAAATGAACGTCGAACCGCACTTTTGTAACGGAGTTTATGCCAGCAACAATTGAAATGTTCAATCCAGTGTCTATATCATCAGACCAAGACTACGACCGTGCGTCAAAAAAACACGCTCTTACGGTTCAAGTTTCGTTTGGAAACTTTAGTATACACCGACCGCAAATTCATGAAAATAACGGTTCTACCCAAATCATGTTTCCGCAAAAAGCCCGATTAAGAAATTTTACATATGCGTCAACAATGACGGTAGACATGCGCGTTCAATACATTATTCGAACTGGTGAAAACCTGAACAACTTGCATACAATGAACACATCATTTCCGGGAATTCATATCGGAAAATTGCCAATCATGTTAAAGTCGTGTATTTGTGTTTTGTCGCAGTATCCGCATCTTTCTACCGCAGTTACAGGAGAATGTTCTCACGATGCAGGCGGATACTTTATTATTAACGGAAGTGAAAAAACGGTTTTAGGGCAAGAACGTGCTGCTGAAAATAAAGTATATTGTTTTAACGTTTCAAAAGGAAATACAAAATGGAATTGGGTTGCTGAAACAAAGTCGATTCCGGATCATAAACAAATTTCTCCAAAGCAGGTAAATATAATGATTGCTGCAAAGTCAAATGGAACGGGATGCCCTATTTATGTTCAAGTACCTCGAATTAAAACACCTATTCCATTATTTGTATTGTTTCGGGCTCTTGGAATTATTTCTGACAAAGCAATCTGCGAGCTAATTCTTCTTACTAAAATCAACAGTGCCTCGACTCACGCTACTCAAATGTCCCATGTCGCGCAACTAGAGCATACAAAAGAGTTACTTGATGCACTTTCTGCGTCATTAATCGACGCAAATACAGTTCTTACGCGTGAAGAAGCTCTGCGCGCAATTGCTGGAAGTGCAGCATTATCATATGGCTATGGGTCAAGTACTTCCGCACCTGCACATACGGGTTCAAACTCAACCTCAAATGCGAATACAAGTTTGGCAGAAAAAGAAAAAGATACTGCAAACATGAAAAGAAAACTAGACTATGTATTAGATGTGTTATCAACGGACTTGTTTCCTCACTGTAGAACTGAGAAACAAAAAATATATTTCCTGGCGTATGCAGTCCTTAAGCTGCTGAAAGTAAGTTTAGGTCACCTCCCTCAAGACGATCGCGATTCGTATCTTAACAAGCGCATCGATACAACTGGCGTCTTACTCAATAACTTGTTTCGTAATTATTTCCATAAGGTTGTAAAAGACCTTACAAAACAAGTAATTCGAGAAATTAATACTGGATCATGGAGGTCAACCGACAATCACATGCAAATTATCACACGCACGAATATTCCAAAGATAATTAAATCGACTACAATCGAAAATGGACTCAAGCGCGCATTGTCGACTGGAGATTTCGGAATTAAAAGCATGACACCAAGTACAAAGGTCGGTGTTGCACAAGTATTGAATCGTCTTACGTATGTTTCAAGCTTGAGTCATTTACGACGTGTCAGCACGCCCATCGATAAAAGTGGAAAACTGGTCGCTCCGAGAAAACTGAACCCGTCTACTTGGGGATACTTTTGTCCCGCCGAAACTCCCGAAGGAGGCAGCGTAGGTGTTGTAAAAAACATTAGTTATATGACGCATATCACAACCCCGACAACATCAGAGTCAATTCAT